AAAACCACGGGTCAGGATATCAGTTGCTATCAGCCCATGTATATCGGTGTCCGGCTTGGCAAAGTCTTCAATTGCCTCGCGCTTGAATTCGTCATTGTCGAGGTAGCTGATAGAGACAAAGTTAAAGCCCTTCTCGGCAAACTGCTGAACCAAGTCCGCGCCATGCGCGACGCCAGCACAGAAGACAATGGTCTTGCGGGGTCTGCCGTAGATCTCATGGGTTTTCTTGATCCACTCCTCGACAATGTCGCCTGTGATCTTCATGCCTCGCTGAGTTACAACATCCTGCGACCATTCACCCGCCACCTTCTTGGCACCGGACATGTCGATTTCTTTTGCGATGTAGACGCGCAGCGGGGTCAGCCACCTGTTATCCACCAACCATCCATTGGTTGAGCCACACACGACGGACTCATACAACTCTCCCAGCCCTTTGGTAAAGGGGGTGGCGGTCAAGCCTATGACCTTGATATCGGGGTTGTTGCGGATGAATTCTGAGGTCTGCTTGCGGGCTATGTGACACTCATCCACGATCAGCAGGTCAACCTTTGGAAAGTCTTCCCGCGCCTCCAGCGTCTGCGCCGAGCACACTTGCAGCCGTGCACCTGGGTTGTACTTCCAATGGCCGGATTGGTAGACGCCGTGGTCTAGCCCATACTTGGACAGGCGCATACTGGTCTGATCCACCAGCACAAGTCTATCGAGCACGATGGCCGTTCTCTTGTGGTTCTCTGAGGTGGCTTTCATGAGATAGATCGCCACTTCAGTTTTGCCAAAGCCGGTCGGCGCATATAGCAGTTGCGAACGACGACCTTTTTTGAATCCCTCCCGAAGATCATCAATGACCTTCATTTGATGCTCGCGTAATACGAGTTCCATGCTTACTCCTTAAATGCCGAGATCCGCTCGGTGTCGGCTGGGCTTACGCCCTACTTCTGTTCGTGCTTTTTCAGCTTCGCCTTCAATGAATTGATGGTGCGAATCATCTCCGCGTTGCGGGTCTGGAACATATCACGACTTTCGCGCAGCGCCTTGTTGTCGATTTCAAGGACGCGGATCTGTTCGCGCAGATCCTTTACCACTTCCTCAATGTCGATCTTCTCAATGTCGCTGGCATCCCATTGACCAAGCGCGATGCGATCCTTCAGAACTTGGATCTCGCCTGCCATGGACAAAATCGTATCGGTCAACTCATCCATCTGCTCTGTGGCTGGATCAACTTCTGGCTCGGCTTCCTGCTCGGGCTCTGCCTTCTTGCGACCCAGATTCTTGGTTTCGATGGTTGCTTCTTGGCCGTGCTTATTGGTGTAGGTCTTCTTGGTTTCCTCGCCATCAGCCGGTGCCAGCGCTTGTTTCACACGACCCACAGTCATCTTGGATACGCCTACATGGCGGGCGATCTCAGCGTTCGTCCACTTACCCCACACAGAATGGCTCAGCATCTTGTTGATGATGTAGCGGTTGTCCTCGGAAGTCATGGACAGGCCGCGCCGACTGTTGGCGCTGTATGCAAAAAGCTGCGCGTCCTCTAGCTTCCCTTCTTTGATATCGGCTTGAATTGAATCATGCCCGTTGCCTTTGGTTGCAAAGTAACGATGGAATCCATCAGCCAACCAGTAGTCATCTCCGTCATGGAAGACAATCACTGGCGGGAATTTGTCGCCGTCACGCATGTGCTCGGCATACTGCTCAACGACCTGTTGATTGACGGAAAGTCGCGCTTGCGTGTCTCCGTCTATCCGAATTGATGAAAGCTTAACTTCCTTCATGTGTTTCTCCTAGCGGTTGTGTTGTTGTTAATCGCCACAGAAGCAAGCGATTGATTGTTCATCAGAGTCAAACATATCTCTTTGGTCTTTTGCAAACATCATCATCTTTGAATACGACGGCCTGTCGCTGCGAAATGTCCCTCCAATTTTTGCTTCTTGTTCTGCCCACCAAGCTGCTTTGCTTGGATCGCTACGAATGATCGACAAAACCTGGTTCGGACCTTTGAGAAAGCACAAGTCACAATTGCCAAGACTGGTCACCCCGTTTCTGAAGTCTAGGCCAAGGTCAAAAGGCTGCGACTTCCAAAAGGATTGAACAATATCTTGTGTTACGCCAGCGTCTACCAGCGGCGTCCTGTTACCCTCCCTCAGTTTTGCAACCCTGCGCTTTTCATCGAAGCGGATGCCAAGCATTTGCTCAAACTCATTGATCCCAATGCTTTTCATGTATTTCTGTATGGTCAAAACCTTCAGTTCGCTGGTACAAAACCGCGCCACAGGATTGGGCAGGTAGTTCCTTTTTTCAATCAACGCAGCGAACGGCTCGCCCTGTCGGCTTGCGGATTCAAAGTCAACGACACGGAACCCGTCCTTGGTGTATTCCAACCAAGTAATCAGCACGCTCCACTGCTGGCCGCAGTCGCGCACAAACTTGAGTGTGGCCTCATTCTCCTTACCAGTGTTTGCAAACAGCACCAGCGCCTCGCTGGGCAGTCCATCGTTTGCTTGCAATACACGCCAAAGCATGTACGCCGATGTGCGCCCGCCGCTGAAGCTGATCACGGTCGGTTCTTTGATTGCAAATGGATCCACGAGCGCTCCTCTAAAATCTCAGCGTAACACATGTTACACTGACATAAAACAGATGACATGGGTATGATGTCACCTCATGACATTGCGATCTACAGTCGCCAAGGGGTGGAAGGAGACCCACACCAGACCCAGCAGCCCCACAACAGGGAGCGCCCAGTCGCCCATGGCGGCAACGATTCATTCATAGAGAGCCTTGATTCCACCCTTGTACTCTCTACTACTCCAGTCCCTCGTTGACAGGCTGGAACCACAACCGGGGGTGTATCGGCGTGGTGTCTTTTCTTCCGAGCCACCGAGTCAGGTGCGCTGCTAACGGGCGGAGTCCGACCCATGAAAAAAGCCCCATGACGGCTGGGCTTCAGGCCTCGACGGAAGTGAGCAGACAGAAGGAGAGCGCTCTCGACAGCCGAAGCCCATGCGTCATAGGGCTTGCTTTTCCTTCTATCTTTCACGCTTCCGGCGCGGCCCGTCTTTTTCACGGACACTAACAGACTACACAAGTTTGAAATCCGTGTCAACACCCCATTGAGATGCCATCGCATCAGCCAGCCCCTGAAAGGTTTGGCTACGCAGCTTCCATCTGTCCGCGCTGGGCGGCAGGTAGTGCAGCCGCTCGCGTTTGTTCTTGGGCAGCTTCATCATTTCCGCTTTGACGTCGTTGGTCGGCACCAGCAACGGCAGTCCCTTGAGCCACAGACAGGTCGCTTTCTGCTCCATGTGCCCAAACATCCACGGCTGGACGATTTGAGACGGCTTCCTGATCTTCGTGGATATGATGCTGACCGGATTCTCAAGGGCGATCTTCGGGATCGGCGCGTCCAGTAATGTACGCACAAAGTCCAACGCTTCATCCTGTACGCCGCTGGCTTTCTTCTCGGCAAACCAAGCCGCGCCGGATACAGCTAGATGGGTGCATGGCGGGTGAGCCACCATCAGATCCCAGTCGTGATCCAAGATATCCAGCACGTTGCCTTGGTAGTGATCCCCGCTGGCGGTTGAATCGCATGGCAAAAGATCGCATGACATAGCGTAATGCCCAGCCTTCAAAAACGCATCCCGAACTACACCGCTGTATTCGCAAGCTACTAACACTCTCATGTTTCCCTCCTAGCAAAAGTAAAAATTATTGTTTGGCAAACCACGGAACATAGCCAGCCAAGTAACTCTTCTGGGCTTTTTTGCGCCCTTGTTTCTGTGACCTAGTTGGGCCACCACCACACTTCTGGTGGATATGAAGCTTCGTAGACCGGCCACACATCCAGCATTTGCCAGTCGGATTCTTAGGCATATCCATACAGCCTCCTGAGTTTCAGTGTAACGCTGTTACACTGACAATATACCACATGACATTTGATGGGTACAACCTGTTGACAGCAGATTTAATCTGTGCCATGATGGCTTCTCATCAACTGCTAGGAGTGAAAAATGATAGACGCACCCGTGACTTGGTTGGATGCCGCAGCCCTGTCCCTCGCCAATGGAATGCTCTCTCACGAACAGAACGGCCAGATCAGCAAATATGACTTGGCTCGCTGGTCGTACGACATGGCGGAAACCATGATGTATGAGAAGCTCAAGCGGGAGCAGGGCGAGTGAAGCTGACCAACAAGTACAACATCCCACAGACCTTCGTGAATGTCTTGCAGCGCCCGACCTACAGCAAAGGCAAGGCCAACCTGTCGGTTACCCAGCTGATCAACAGCCCGAAGATCGTAGCGCTGACCAGCCTGTTCGCCGACGAGCTGGAGCAGGATGTCTCGGAGATGGTCTGGTCGATCTTTGGCTCGGCTGTCCACGGCGTATTGGAGCACGGCAAAGACGCGAACCACAAGATCGAGGAGCGGCTGCACACTGAGATCGACGGCTGGAATATCAGCGGCGCTATCGACCTGCAAATCGTGGGCGAGAACGGGATCGGCATCCGCGACTACAAGACCACCTCAGCCTGGGCTGTCATGAACGAGAAGGTCGAATGGGAGCAGCAGCTAAACATCTATGCATGGCTGGTCGAGAAGGTCAAGAAGACGCCGGTCACCGATGTGGGGATCGTGGCAATCATCCGCGATTGGAACCGGCGTGATGCTGGCACCCGTGAAGGGTATCCGGAAGCGCCGATCAAGGAACTGCCGGTCAAGCTGTGGTCTTTTGAAGAGCGCGAGCAGTTTGTCTCTGAGCGGATATCCAAGCATTCAGAATGTGAGTTTGCCATCGAGGCTGACCAACCTCTGCCGCGCTGCACTCCCGAGGAAATGTGGGAGAAGAACACTACATGGGCAGTCAAGAAGACCGGCGGCGTCCGCGCAAAGTCTGTGCATCACACTCAAGAGGAGGCAGCTGATGCCCTAGAGAAGGCAGGTAAGGGCTATGAAATAGAAGTACGTTTGGGCGAGCGCACGCGCTGCGCTAATTTTTGTCAGGTCAGCCATCGCTGCATTCAATGGCGAGATTACCAAGACGGGGAATTAACATGAATCAGATTTACGCAAAACTCCAGAAAGCACGGCTCATGCTTCAAGCCATGCCCCTGACCAAGTCCGGCAAGAACAAGTTCGCGGGATACGACTACTTTGAATTGTCGGATTTCATGCCAGCCATCCAAGATATTTGCGGCAAGGTTGGCTTGTGCGGAATGGTCAGCTACACCCATGACAACGCCTATCTGGTCATCCAAGACACCGAGGCTGAAGGCCAGGTCACCTTTACTTCCCCGATGTCTACGGCCGCCTTGAAGGGCTGCCACGAGGTTCAGAATTTGGGCGCTGTGCAGAGTTACCTTCGCAGGTACCTGTGGAGTACCGCCTTTGAGCTGGTCGAACACGACGCCCTTGATGCCACCACCGGATCTGATGCTGGGAAGCCTGAGCCCAAGCCAAAGGTCGAACCAAAATCTGAACCCAAGCCGCCGGCCAAAGTGGAAGGCAAGACCGGAGACTGGCAGATCGTTGCATCTCTGAAGCCCGAGGGCGACCCGCAAGAATGGCTGAACGCTGTTGGCGCGGCTAGTGCTATGGCGCTGGAGATGGCAACGAAAGAAGACGATGTCATGCAGATCTTCAAGAAGAACAAGCAGCTGTTCGACGCCGTCAAGGCGCAGGACGCTGACTACTTCAAAGACCTGATGGCTCTGTTCACGGCAGCTAAAAATAAATTCGCGGAGTAATCATGGCATTCATACCAAAACCAAACACCGGCACCCTGTGGCCGAACAAGTTCAAGAATTTAGCCAGCCATCCGGACAGGAAGGGCGACCTCGTTCTGAGTCGCAGCTTCTTGAAGGACATGATGAGCAAGTCTGATGACGACCTGATCAAGATCTCGATTGCTGGGTGGGAGAAGGACATCAACGGCCAAGACTGTTTGTCCATCTCCGCCTCTGAACCGTACGTCAAGAAGGAAGAGTCCAAGCCGGCCAAGCAGGAAGAACCGGACGAGGACGTGCCTTTCTGATGAAGACCATGCAATTTGAAGCGCTGAAGGTTGCGCTTAAACAAGACAAGACCGGCTATGTGCTGACCTTGTGCATGCACCCCGATGAAATCCCAATGGATCTTCTGCGGGATTTTGTTGGGGCGCGGTACCAGGTTGTCATGGTTCGGATTGATGGCCACGAGCGGCCAATGGATCGCAAGGATGAGTTTGACGGAGAGCGGTACGTCAAGATGGCAGGGATCATGTGCCGTGACCCTAGATTCTGGAAGTATCTGCAAGACGACAATCAAATCCTGACGGCCACCGAAAAGGAAGCCACAGAATGGTTGCGCGAATACCTCGGCATACAGTCTAGAGCTGAGCTGAAAGATGACCAAGAAGCTAGATCTAGACTGGATTCAATCAATAAGGAGTACAGCGCGTGGAACGAAAAAACTTGATTCCATATTCCGTGTATCTGCCGGTCGAGTATCACAAACGGCTGCGGGTGCTGGCTAAGGAACGCAAAGCTTCAAGCATGGTGCGCGATGCCGTGCTGATGTTGTTGGACGGAGGCGATGTCTACAAGAGTGGCTACAACAAAGGCATCAAGGACGCCGCCCAAGTTGTATACGACTGCAAGGAGGCGCAGATGGTAGCGGTGAATCGCCGTGACGTTGGCTCCATCCTGACAGAGCGCATTGGATTGTTAGAAATTAAATAACCTGGAGACTGCTATGAGGATAAGTAAAGTAAAAGCAAATCGTATTCGCAGCGCTATCAAAAGCGGCATGAGCAACCCTGACATCAAGGCAAAGTTTGGTATTTCATCCCACTCTGTGTACATGATCAAGCATCGCATGCTCAAGAAATTAAACGCCGAACCTATGACCTTTGTGTCGCCCATCACCAACAAGCCGGTCATTGTTAAGCCGGATGCAGTACAGGTCGGCGGCGATCACTACAAAGACAACAGCATCCAAGTGTGGGACGCGATCCACGATTGGAACCTTGGCTACTTCAGTGGCAACGTGGTCAAGTATGTTGCCCGTCATACCAAGAAGGGCGGACTTGAAGACCTGAAGAAAGCTCGGCACTACCTTGACAAGCTGATCGCTGTTTGGGAAGCCAAGGCTCAATAGATCAACGGGGGAAAGCGGATGCTGCTGCGCAGACTGATGCGCGAATCGTGAGAGCGAGACTAAGCCCGGTGTAGCGATACGGCGCGGGTGTAGATGGCGAGATGAGTATGGTTAGCCATC